TAAGTACTGTGCTTTCTGCATTTGTAGAACTGTATGTATTATTTGGAGTACAATTTTGACAGTGTTATAAAACCGCATATTTCCTATTATTATAACACTTTTAATTTTAAAAAGTTGAGTAACAGTTGAGTAACGCTTGAAATTTTAGAACGATTTTAACGATTTATATAATATATACTATTATATAAATTTAATCGATTTCTTCTACAATTTCATAGGAAAGTAATAAATCATCAATTAAATTTCTTACACCTTCCTCATTGTATTCCTTCGGATCAGGAACGACTTCCGCTATCCAGTCAGCCGTCCAAACGTAGTCAACACCTTCAGGCCATTTGAAATCAGGGAATTCTTCTTCCATATTGCCTTCATTCCATGCTTCCTTATCCCACTTGCCAATGCAAGGGGATTGCTGCATTTCGCGTTCATATATCATTTCCCAGGCTTCTTTATATGATTCTACTGTTCCCATTTCTCGATGTTGATTAGATGTACAATTAATCACTTTTAGCATTTTTATTTCCTCCCCGTATAACCGTTCCATAGCTTGTCTAGTTACTAACCAATTCTTGCCAGACTTTCTGTATTCCCCTGGTTTGAATCCATTTTTAACACGGCCCCTACAATTCTGTTTTAAAGCGTCAGCTGTAACATTCCAGCGTTTTGAAGCTTCCTGAAGAGTCATAACATCGTTCAATTTCACCTAAATCACCTTCAAAGATATTAATAAATTATAAATAGATAATACTAAGGCAATAATCCCTATTAATAAAGATATTCTTGTAATCATATTTATCAGTTGATATAATTAAGGGAGAAGAGTGGAGCCCTTTCGGGCTCCTGTGGTTACTCTTTTGTAATTGCTGTAATCACCGCAGTCGCTAGTTGGATGATTGCTATTATTAAGGGTAGCCACTTTTTTAACTTCTTTAACCTTTTCTTACTCAACTTTTCACCTCCTTTCTACATCTTTATTATACCCTATATCGGGTATAATGTCAACAAAATAAATGCAATTTTCTACAAAAAAGACCTTACCAGGATATATTCCCAGTAAGGTCTTTTACATATTTAATAGTCAATCCATGAGTCCGCCCGCTCATGCTCGGGAGATGTATGGATCACCTCAATTCTTGGCTGCTAGGTATACAACAGCGCCACCTAATAAGATATTAAGTAATTTACTATTTCGTTGTTGCATTTTCGCTTTTTTGATTTCGTTCTTCTGCTGCTCTAAGTATATTTCTGCTTTCGCTAATGATAGCTTTTGCTCGTTCAGCATCTGTTCTTGCTTTTGCAGTAAGTTCCGTGCTTCTATCAATTGCGTTTTCTGTTCGTTGATTAAGTTCAAGGCTTGTATTAATTCGTTCTTCTGTTCGCTCGTTGAGAGTTTGGCTACTTTCAACTGCTGTTCTAATGCGTTGATTGTATTCAACTGACTGTCTATTGTATTCTCTAGCGTGTCGAAGTTCGTTTTCAGCGTTGCGTATTCCTGTGGTGTCAATGTTACTGGTTCTGTTGGAGTAGACCCATACACAGATGATGCAAACAATAAGCACCACAATAGCAGTGCAATAGCCCCGATGGGCAAAAAATATAGTTTTAAATTTCTCATACATATATACCCCCTATATATTACTTCCCCATTGTTGAGCATAATATTTAGCTTTGCCACGAATTACATCGCCACCAGAACCAGGAACATCACCCTCACGTATAGCCCATAAGTCCCATCGTTCACATGTTGTAGTAGGTCCATACGGTTCGTGAGCATAGTAGCCGTCCATGTTATCGGCGGCCTCGGCATGGGTGAGAACATGTCTAATATCACACGGAATGCCAAGGTCAACACACAGCAACGCTACCACTTGCGCTAATGTTTCAATCTGTGCATCTGTTGGTGCGTATTCGCCAAGGTTATCAGTCCATTGAGCCCCATAGGCACAGTCTAAAGCGATGCCTACCGCAGAACCATTGCGCATATATGTATGATTCTTATGGTCTGTTAACTCACCATCGATATAGATGTTCCCATCCCTATCGATGTTAATGTGGTAGTCATCAAATTGTTGATTGTACCTACCTGCCGTCCAATGCAAATAGATTTTACTAATCTGACCTAAAGCTCTACGGCAATAGTCGTTTAAATCAGTAAGACTAACGAGGTGCATTATAATCACTCCTTTCGTTTACTATAGTATTAATCGGCATTTTAGGTGTTTCTTCCAACTTATCTGGAACACCGTTTCCATCCTTGTCTATCCAAAGGGCCAAGAACCCCACTAAAGCGGTTAGAACAGAAGGGATGAATATGTGATCGATTATGTTAATGCCAACTGAGATAAGTTTGCTTGTATCATCTGACACAAACCCGTATGCCGTAGCTATAACAAAAAGCCCTACCACGACAAGGATTGGGATTATCATAATTAACACGAGGGCTCGTGTTGCCAGCACCCCCGTAGGATGGATGTTAGCAACACGAACAGCACCATATGCTGATTTCAGTCGGTTCATGATTTGATATTTCATTATCAGTCCCCTCCTATATCGTCCGTGTTAAGAGTGATACTTCTTCCTATTGGCATATTGTTTAGAACTTGGATATGCATCAGTTCAGTACTCAGACTCTGAACTGTGGTTTCGAGGTTATTAAGCCTATGAAATTTCGCTGCATCTCGTTCTTCCAGCTTGACCAACTGCTTTAATATCTCCTGATTACTTTTTGTTAAATCAGCAATACTATTGATAGCATCAGATAACTTATCATCGTAATCCTTACGCTGTTTATCCATGCGTCGAGCCAAATGGTCATCTAATTCTTGCTTAACCGCAACTAGCGAGGTATGTTCTAAGAACCACACCATTGCACGAAACGAACCCCTAAGGGCGGCCCAGATAACCCCTAACAGTGTTACCCAGAATCCAATGTCCGCGAAGTAGGCAGGGATGCCGAAGTCCATTAGCAATAATCTAATTTCGTCCATTTAGGCCTCCGTTTTCTCCCATTTTTCACTGTAAAGGTTCCATTTCTTGGTGTGATCTGGATTGTAGACCTCTAATGAAATTTTCTGCATCATGACTTCTCTCGGTGGGTGAGATTCCTCACTAACAGTCATTTTATTAACCCTAATGAGATCATAAGATTTTAAATCAAGGTTATCACCCGCCCATACAAATGCAGGGATATTGATTACCGCAAGAGAACTGTTAGCGAAAGCATCCCTATCAATATCAGTGGCCTTTGGCAAATTAATAATATTGTGGTCGGTTCCGACGAATGCTAATGCACCAACTTTAACAACGTTCGGGCACGTAAGTTCGCCCTCCAAATCGCTACGGCCATAGAATTGCTTAGGCAAAATCTCTGTAGCCGTTTCCGGATTGAATTCAAAAAGACCTTTGATTTTAACAGTGTCAATGACATGATCGATTAAGTTAAGATATTCAAGATAAATATCATCTGCACCGTAAGGCTGAATCTTAATAGTTGCACTTCCGGATTGGATTTCAACGGATTCTGCACTGCCACTCACTCGAACTTTAAAGCCATCTTGCCCGGATACTCGAATTTCCGTATCCCCTTTTCTTGGTTCGTTAAATGTAAGTGGTGCATAAGGCTGTTCATTTAACGCATGGACAATAGCAGTTAATATCGCTTCAAGGGTACCACTATTAATAAGAATGTTTTTACCTTGAAGTGCTGACATAACTCCTGATAAGTTAGGCAGCTTCGCTTTTAAGGATTCCAACCAATCGTCCTCGGTTCCTACGAATCCGTGTGCTAAAGCGATTTCATAAGCACTTTTTCCATTATCGCCTACCATGGTTGCTTTTACTTCCGCCTCTACTTTAATTGGACCTTCAAGTCTTACTGGTAACGCTTTGTTTTGCATAATACATTCCTCCTCTAATCATGCATGGCCACATCCTGAATTATGTTGACTACCCCCATGCCCAGTTTGTAATATCGGCTAGGCTCCGATTCCTTATATGCAAAAGCATCATACACATGCTCACCAAAGGACTTAATTTCTAGGGTATCCTTTCCGGGAATATTGAATGTCGCAATCTTCCCAGATGCTACCCCTTGCACTTTAATAACAAGCGGACCACTTGCTCGCTTTCGTATGGCGAATACTGACTTAAACCCGGTCAAATCCACATTGTCATCTTGAACCGCATAAACTATCCCGAAATCCTCGCCAATGTTGAGGTCTATATCCTTTACATTCATTACTTATCATCTCCCTTAATTGAATGGAATCGTACCTCGTTTATCGTACCCGGTCACATCGACCACCAAATACTGAGATGTGGTTTTACCCGAGCAACCTACAGGATACGTGGTGACTGTATTCCAATCAATGAACTGATACGATTTCAGCGATACAGTACTTTCATCGTGAAATCTGAACGTTTGCCACACTCGCCCCGTGTGTGACTTTTTATCTCCATTATTGATATTTGGCCCCCAAACGGATACATCGATTACGGACATGGGTATAATTGCAACCTTGACGCCATATGACTTTGGGTCACGGGCCATGTTTGTAAAAGTATCCGGAACGTAGTTTGATAACTGGTTATACCAGTCATGCGCATAGTGATCAATTACACGTAGGTACCTGATGCGGCTATCATATAGCACATCGTTCTGCAGATTGTAATCTGTTGCCCAAGACGCTTTATAATATTTGTGACGGCCAAGAACTTGCAATGCCGTATTAGGCTTACTACTTCCTACCTTGTCAACAAATCGAATACGAGGCGTGTCTGCATTAGCCGTAACATCCTCGAAATAACCGAAGCAGTAGAACTTGATGCCAGCTTTTACTTCATCAACCATTGCTTGCGTTACCTTTTCGCCTGGCTTAATTACATCCACTATCAGCACCATTAATCGCTCACGACGTTTATGGACCCACTGAGCTGCGAATTCATATCCTTGTGGAACTGATACTGCTATAAGAGGTGCGTCACCATGATATGCGTAATTAGTGGCATAAAAGACCTGGATTACATTAGCCTCCCCCGCAATATATCCGTATTGGTATTTACTTGTAGGCACCAGCATAGGTGCGTAAGCTACAGGTTTGAGCGGGATTTGAACCGTTGGCGTTATCCCCCTCATTGCACCGGTGTAGAGAACTGCATCTTTTTGTTTAGGGAAGCTAAGATATACTAGATTGTCATAGGTATCGTTTATAATCGTGACACCTTCTTTATTCTGGATGTTAATAAATTCCATACGCCAGCCACCCTTCATACGTAAGATCCTTAAATTGACGATTGATATTATATTCATCCTGGGACACTGCAAAATAATATGTTATGATATTGCCCCTAACCTCTGCCACTAAGTACTGTCCCATGGCTGCAGCCCAGACATGTTGACCAGGCTGCAATCCATTCACAGTAATTTGTTGACGTCGATTAGGAATGTCAGATACATACATCCGCCCCTCGATACGTGTAAGCCTTTCCTTCAGATTTAGTATGATATTGCCGTTAGCATCATAAGCTAATACATGCGGTTCCATAATACCTCCTACCAGCATCCAAGTTTAATCCGAGGGTTGTTATCATCATCAAAACCTGTAATAAGGTTATCTTGAATCTCAACACGAGCACCGGTTTCTCTCGAACGAAGTAACCCGATTGTACTGGACACCGCCGCTAAATTTTCAACATGTAATTTGTCGGCAGTAACCGCGTTGGCCTGAATCATCTTATTAACAATGACGTTATCATCGAACTTAGTCGCTCCAGTGATGTGAATCAATTTTCCCGCAATGTATACACCGGACTGACTGAGGTTAATGCGAGACACCAACTCACCACCATCAATCTCGCCAATACTTTTTTTAACTTGCAAATCGATGCTACCAGCTAACTCAGTAATGCGAGATTCCGTATGTGACGCCAAATTCGTAATTCTTCTAGAGGTCTCTTCAGAATTCGTATTGAATTTCTTATCAAGCTCCTTAATTCGCTCATCAACTTTATTCAGCCCGAGAGACTCGAGGTCTAGCAAGCTCGCATCAATTTGTGTCTTAATCACGACTTGCTTCTCGTTAACGAGTCCATCTCCGAACACATCAACAAACGAGCAACGTATCCGGTATATTCCGGCCGAATTCGAATACGTCAGCATGGTGCTGGTAGTTTCAAAATCATCAGTACGTTCATCTCCGATCACATGGCATCTGATTGCATATGCTTGTGCGGGCTTAGTTGAGAAGTAAAGATTAAATCCTCCTAACTGGCTTTTTATTACAAGCTCAGGCGCGGCCAACTGCGGAACGTTATATTCATATGTTGCTGCAGTCGAGTATTTGCCCAACGTGCTGCGAGCATATAAGTAAACAGTATCCGCTCGTTTAGATAGGGTAAGTACAGCAGATGTACCTTTAACTCTTGCCAATAAAGCATTCGTATCTTTACCAGGATTATTATCGGTACGTAATTCGTAATAGTCGACGTCAGCATTCAGCACCTCATCCCATGATGCGGTGGCATTTCTACCGAACACAATACCGAAATTGCTAGGCATATCAGGTATCGCGTCCATCGGTTTGACTATCACATCAACCATTTGGGCTGTTTCTGCCCTGTTTCCAAATCGGTCAACCGAGATTGCTTTGATTCGATACTCCTCACCAGGACCTAGCGATTTGATAATAACCTGACTATTACTACTGCCAGCATACTGCCATTCTTGCCCCGTTACAGGTTTTCCACTTTTCGATTTTAAGAGATACCAAACCTCCGCCACATCGAAGTTGGCAGGATTACTAGGCGGGTCAAATAGCACTTGTAAGTCGTAGTAAACACTTTTATCGGCCGTTTGATTGTACCGACTTATAACGTGTAAATTCTGAACATCCTCTGGCGTTTGCATCTTAGGTATGGCTATAGATTTTGTTACGCCAGTAGTCAACTGTCCTAACTCATTAATAGCCTGCACTCGCACCTCATAGGTCGCACCTAGTAGCACATCAGATATCGTGGTAGCGTTTGTGGATGCTGGGTAGTTTCCAATATATGTCCACGTATCGCTTTTTACATTTCGGTAATTTACGACTACGTTTGAGACTTTTCCATCACGAGGTAACTGCCACGTTACACCTATGCGTGAATACATGATGCCATTAGCACCGTATACATCACTCACTAACCCTACTGCTTGAATATCAGATGCACCGCGATTCGTATAATCAATACTTGGCACCGTGCCATCATCTGATACATAGAGTTCTGGATAATATTCCATGCATTGGATTTTACGGGTCATTTCTGATAGTGTCTTTGTAATAGCCAACACGCGAAATGGCTTAGCCGATTTAGAAATTTCTCCGAATGCATATACCGCATCAGGCTGCACCGGTATATCCTCTTTAACAATCACATTGAGACCTGATACATTTACTACGTTAAACGTAGAGACGATATCCGTAGCGTTGCTACGAATCAGCAACTGATAATTCTTCCCTGGTTGTACCGACACTTCCTTGTCGAGTGTAATCGTCTGGCCACTTACCGCAACCACACGACCGCCCTCGCCCCATTCAGGTATGTCGTGCTGAATTAGAATAATATCTCCTACCGTGCACGCTATGGCATCCGTAAACGCCTCTATTGTCACAGTACGTATTTCATATTTATTGCATCGCAAGAAATGCTTACCATGTTTATATGCCTGCTCAAGGCTAGTACACCCCATGAGTTCAACTTGTGCCGGATTTGTTAGTGTGTCCGACTCGTCGTAAGTGTCACCATATACTGGAATGACGTCTCGCTCATAATCCTTATCCTTGTTAAGGAACGATATTTCAACAGAGTTAGCCCTTGCCTCCACACCTTGAAACTCTTCAGTAAAGCTGCCGTGTTTGATATTAGCTACAGTAAACAACTGTACTGGTGTAGATTGATAATCACTAACACATGTGAACCTGGTTCCTACAGGAATTACTTTCCCTCGACCTACTGCTTCTGGATACTTTAACGCATCCCATAATCGCATAGCGGTGTCGTATATATAGTTGAATGTAAACCCATTTGTTTTGCACTTATCTGCCCATGCCTTAAATGCGTTATAGTCAAGGCGCATATGGGGCTGTCCGAATACAATATATTCACCGCCAATCTTACGGCAGATGTGGATTAAATCATAAGCAGCCCAAGCCGGATTGTCAGCTGGTTGTGCTTCATACTTATTAATGTACGGATTGAATACATACACCTCTGAGCGCTCTTGAATCCATGTCACTTTTGGATCGGTACCGCTTAGCTGAGATGTAGCCAAAGCCTTAATTCCAATGAGGGCTTTCCCCGGATGCACGAAATCGTCATAAATAATTTGGGTTAGCTGCACCCAGTAGACCTTATTGACATGGCGCAGGCTTTTCCCGTCTTTCGCGCTGCATCGCATACGGATTTCATAACGCGCCTTTTCGAGATTGTCAAAGCGAAATACACGATAAAACGCATTATTTGTCGCCTCTTCAATTCGTCCTGCGTAATCAGATGTATTTGTCACGTTATTATCTGACTTAATAAAGTTCCATGCATCACGGCGCTTAATATGGCCGGCCATGCCCTTTTGATTTGCTAAAGGTAATGCCTGCCAGGACTCATCCCCTACCTTACGAATTTCTGCTTTCAAAGTGACAGACGTACGGTCAGCGCCGCCACTATCATTTGAATAATATAATCCGTTTGGAAATCCAACAGTTAACTCTATCGCGTCACACGCATCACCTTGTACCTGTTGCGTATTCCATGATTCAGTCAATTCATAGTTTAGGGATTGATCCGCAAAGTTATCATTGAAATTTGGGATAACTGTTTGGTCATTTGTGCCCTTTCTGATATCCACCTGCACATCCTTATAATTACTGATTGGGTTAGCGTTAATACGAATATCTTCTATCTTTGATAATTCGCCCTCACCCGCACAGTATAAAAGGTTAAGGTATTGCTTTTCGCCATCACTAATTACATGGCGGGATAATAATAACCCAGCGCTTTTCATCCGGCCATACGTCACGGCTAAAGGGTAGCCCTGCCCAGTAACAGTTTCGGTACCTCCCCAGCCATATGTATTTGACTGTTCGGAATTCGAACGGTCAACCTTAGGAGCAGTTAACTTTGAAATGATAACATTACCTATCATCCCTACCGCCATAGCAATTATTGACCGCCAAATTAAGCTTTTGATACCAAAGATAGCACCCGAAGCGATACCACCGGTAAATGCAGCCATCCCTATTGATAGAAGAACACCAAAGAACTTACCCTCAACTCGGGGCATTACTACAATGTAGTCTTCATCGTTTACAACTGTATCAGGTGCCGCCTCATGTCCATTTACTGAATACGCCCATTCACCAGGTGCGCTGAAGTAATAGCTGATAGACTTGCCCTGTTTAAATGGCAAATATTTTGTATCCCGCTGCTCCGGCTTGAACGGATTATTTACAATGATTACATTAACCATCTGCTACTCCTTCCTTTCATAAATGTGCTTCAATCGAGGCACGTACTTTGATATGTGCTCTATACAGGTGCCGCTGTGTTCAGTAGCGTGTATAAACTTACCTTCACCAAGATAAACCCCTACATGATCGAGATTTTTACCATATAGCGCAAATACCAAAACACTCCCTGGCATTGGCTCACGAACCTCGCGCCATTCATCCATTTGGATTTGGGTATATTCGGGTAGTGGTATTCCACTACGCCGATATACCTCAACAACTACATCCCAGCATTTCATTTCCGAGAATGGGGTACCTATCATATCAGTCAAGTCACTTATTGGATGCATACAGTCCTCCTTGCGGGATAGTAGGTTCTCCGCCAAATCGTGTACTGTTCCCCAATTCACGGCATCGCGCTAAGGTTTTATTGCATTGATTTTCACGGCCCTTATATCCGCACTGAACGCCTTTAAACTTGAACGGACAGAAATCCTTCATCACACGGATTAACGGGAATCGTCGAGTGAAACTAAAGTCAGTCCCCAACGTAAACTCCATCCATTCAGCATTCGCATGGGTTCCCGTAATTACGAAATGCTCCTCTTGCTCGCACACATCAGGTATGTTCGTATTCACTACACGAATGATGACATTGGCTCCAGTGAATCCATTATTAGACTCTGCCATGCGCTGAATTGTACGAGTCACGTTAGACACAGACAGCTTGATATTAGGTAAATCCGTCGCATTCTCTGTAACGTCTTGAATGGTAAATGGAAATGCAATATAGGTATTGCCTTGAAATTGGATATTCTCCGTATTGTATACCAATCGAATCGTATCCCCTTTATATGATATTTCTAACAGCATTAACCACACACCAGTGGCCGATATCTGGTTTTTCTCTAAAATCGATGCCGTTGAGAGCGGTAACATGTTATACCTCCTGTAATTTCACGGTTCCCATCCACACTCCGTAGTCATTCGCCGCAAAGTCTAACTGATCAGCAAATCGTACATTTAGTGTTTCCCGTGTTTCTGGATGTACCCAGTCGAATACACCAGAACAGTTGACTTCATCGAAGAATGACCGAAGTTTATAGTAATCAGCTGTTGGCAACTTGTACCCTACGGAATATGTCCGCCGGGTCTTTGTCGTCTTTTTCCTGGTAATTAGCGTCATGTTTTCAACTTGGCCTTTATACGAAATATCTGGAGTAGTCTCCTGAATTGGATATATCGGCCATCGAATATCTGGAAATACTGCCATAGTTATACTGCGGATGCCTTGATGGCGTCACGCATACCTCCTTTATTTGATTCCATAGCACGAACTACTACGTCAATAACATAATTCTCACCATCGAACCGAGAGTTTTGTTGCTTGCTTTCGAGTTCTTGGCCAGACTGATTAATGATATTAACAACTACGTTGTTACTTGTAGTGCCGCCCATCAATCTACGGGTTTCGCTTGCCGTATAAATGCGGTGTGATCCAGAGGACTGTAATAGTTCTGGCCCGTTTTCACCGACCAGCATAAGGCCTGGATTTGTTTTTCCTCCAGCAGCAAATCGATTTCCCGTAAACGCCGAACTAAACGAACCACCACCAGCAAAGGACGATGTTCCTTTTGCAGCACCTAGTGAGCCAATACCACTTACTGCACCACCAAATAATCCTTGCAACTTAGGCATGATGTATTGTTGGAACGTTAACTGAATCATCATTTTAATAATGGCATTTGTCATATCCTTGAATATGTCCTTAATGCCTTTACTGAATGACTTCGTTCCTGTTGCCATAGCCTCGAGATTATTTGTCCATGCAGAATTGATAGAGCTCATCGTACTGTCAAAAGTCGATTTAGCTAAATCAGCGTAGTTAGTAGTCTCTTGCTTATATTGTCGGGCCGCTTCTTGTAGGCTCGTTTTCAGACTTCTCCCAGCAAGTTCCCATAACTTCTGCTGAGACTCTAATAGGTTCTTTTCAATTTGTAGTCTTTGCGTAGCTGTTAACTGGGCCTCATTGACTTCACTACGTGCATAGTCAATATAGGTCTTTAACTCTTCAGCAAGTAGTGCATCCGCATCACTGCGAGATAAGCGACCAAGCGTAACCATATTGGTTAAGTGGTCAACGGTTTCACTTGTTTGTGTGTACGCCAACTCTCTGATTTTCTGCTCCGTATCAGACGCCAATTTTAGGCGCTCTGCTTGGGCTTTCTTTTCAGCGAGTTCCTTATCACCTACTGCCTTTGTGTACTCACGGACATTATCATCAATTTGAGCTTTTTGTGCTTCGGCTTCAGCTTTGAGTAATTGCAAGCGGTCGCCCGTGCGTTCAAGATCGAGTTTCTTAATATCCTCGTTCATCTTACGGACACGGATAGCCTGATTTCGTTGTGCCTCAGCTAATCGCTTTTGATACAGCTCTTCGTTCTTAGCTCTAACTTGGGCGGTTAGATTTGACTCAGCTAGTTTCTTAGCGTTCTCTGCACTGCCGACAGAATCAGCAGTGGCGCTTGATGTAGCACCTGCATACTTAGCTGTGTCAATATATCCAGTGATTTGTCCAAAATCTGCGGTAACAGATGGCTTAGCGACCACTCCGTTTGTATTAGCACCAGTATAGCCTCCGTTCCCGTCACTAATAACAATGTGTTCATCACCAAGTACAACCACACCATCGCCAGCTTTAGGAATATATCCGTCGCCTTCTGGATGCCAAGCCCCTACAGCAGCCGCCGCTTCCCATAGCTTATCGACTCGACGAGGTACGTCCGCCCCGAGTGACTGTTTAACTGCATCAGAGAATAGCTTTCCGCAATCCGTAGCCCAGGTACCATCTGCTCCTAACTTGTACGCCTTACCGAGTTGCTCATTAGCGGCTTCTAGTACACCCGCAGCTTGTCCTGTAGCACCGCTATTCAAGCTTGAAACAGATCGGATAATATCACGAATATTTTTTTCGTTTGACTCATATTGGTTCTTAGCAGTTAACTTATCGATTTCGTATTGACTGCCGTCAATTTGCAGACTTTGCAAAGTAAGAGATCGATACAACTCAGACATACGCTCTACGGCGCTTGCTAACTTCTCGGCTGCTTGTTGGGCTTTCTTTGCAGCCTGTTCTTGGGCTTTGGCTGCTTTTGCTGCTTCCTCATTTGCCTTATTAATAGCCTCGGTATTCGTTAATCCGCCATTAGCAATGTCCTCTTTCGCTTTTGCAAGTTCTTCATCGAGTTTCGCTTTTGCAGCATCAGCCTCTTCTTTTTGCTTTAAAGCCGCATCGATTCTAGCGCCTTCTTCTTTTGTAGCTAAGCGGTCATTTTTTACAAGTCCAAGCCACGCACTATCCTCAATCCAATATCGAGTATCATGACTGTCCTTATAGGCCTGATTCATGCCGTCAGTGGAATTAGTATTTTTGTGAATACGTTTACCATCAACTTCTACGCCAGTATAAGATGCTTTTGTCTGTTCGTTATATCGGAAATCGAGTAGCGCTTTCCCAGCAAGCCCTATTACTGTAGCTAAAGTTACCCAAGGACCCGCAGCGGCAAGTGTGGCTAGTCGCATAAATCCGAGTGCGCTGGTTAGTGATCTCATGACTATGATTACAGCCCCGGCTTCTGCACCAAATTTAACAATTCCGCCGATAGCTTCCTTTTGCTCGGCGGTCATCGACTCGAATTCTTTAGCAACGTCTAACACGCCATTTGCGTAGTCATTAAAAACAGGAACTAACTCATGGCCGATAGATACTGCAAGCCTTTTCCCTGTATTCTCTAAATCTTTTAATTCCCGATTTAGCTTTGCAGATTTAGCTGCAGTCTCGTCGTCGATGATAAGCCCCATTGCTTTGGCACGTTCAGCCACTTTGTCCATCTGCTCAGCGGACATGTTTAGCATGGCGTGCATTTGGTAGCCCGTACGACCAAAGAGTTCCATTTCGACACGAGTCTTTTCAGCTCCGTCCTTCATGCCTCTTAGACGTTCCTGTATCATCTTAAATACTTCAACGGTATTCTTACCCTTGATATCTTCAAGCGTGTAGCCTAATTTACTGAATATATCAGTGCCGAGTTTTCCCTCCGCCCGAGCGACTTCCATTTTTTCCTTGGCCGCTCCGACGTTTTTTGAAAACTTAGCGAATGCCCCAGCACTATCCTCCATAGCAATACCCATGTAATTGGCTACTGCTAATAGTTCACTGGTTTCTTTTGCCGTAGCACCGGTAATGCCTGATAACTTCTTAACGGCTACGTCCCATTGAATAGCCTCCTTGGCCAATTTGGCACCGATACCTACAACACCGACACCAGCACCTATCGCCATGAGGTCATTCTTCATTTTGCCAAGGGCGGATTTGGCGCCTTCAGCACTAGCTGTAATTTTCTTGAGTCCAGCTTCCGTATTCTTATCTGTCAGCTGAACGACAATATCAATTAAATTATTGGCCATTCTTGTGCGCCACCTCCAACTCTTTAGCTTCCAAGATTACAAGCAAATCGATAAGGTGCGGAAGTGGCTCAATGCCGTAAGCCTTCGCCACTTCTAATACCGCTGGCATATCGAATCCTGCAATACCGCCTGAATGCCATCGTCGTTGCATTCGGCTTGCGTTATATACTCGCATCGCTTGTCGTGTACCATCTAATTGATGCGGGGAATTAAACTCACACTCCGAGCAGTCAAAATTCTGTTTAGTCTCACGTTGCATCTTGATACAATCAGAGCAGTATTTTGGTTTGTCGGAGTTGAGCCAACTCCACGCATCAATTAGTTTTTTTCGATTTCAGCCTTTTTTTCATTAGTGAAACGCATAGTTTCAATTGCTAATTCCATAACGCCATCGTTAGGTGCTTCTGCGATTTCACTATCAGACATCTTATACACATTTTTCATAATCCATTCGGCTAAATCGCGATACCACAACAATTTAGCCGGTTCAGGGGTTTCTTCCGGAAGAGGTGTGTATAACGGATCTAATTCAGCCTTAATCAATTCGCTACGCTCAGCAAATGTTAAACCTCTTAATTTAATATCTTCAAATGCCATATTGGCACCTCCTAGTATTGTTCTTGATTATTAACTAATGTAATGATGGATGCGGAACGACCAGCATCTGCACGATAGTATGCCTTAAACGGTAATTCGATATTAACGCCTCTAGGACCGTCGATGCCCGGAGATTGTCGTTCGTACACAAGTTCAGGCAATTTGAATGTAAGCGACCAGTCATCTTGTTCAAGTCGCAATTCCAAGCTGGATTCCGTACCGTTAACCGCTTTGTTTAATAGGTCCTTGTTTTGGAAGAACGCTTTAATAGTGCCTGAGATAGCCGCAATACCCGGGTCAATGTATGTTCTAAAACCTTTGCCGCCAATAGCGTAAGAATCACCATCCAAGCCAAAGTCAAAGTTGATATCACAACTTAAAATGTTGGCCACGGTAACGCCACCTTCTTTGATAGTCGCGTTAAGATTTTGGAATGGTAAGAAGTTTACAGCCTTAGCTGCAGCATCAAATGTAGTGGCCGCTAATGTTTCCTTACAGCCCATTACATCCACAGATGCAGTTAATTCAGCATCACCGCCAAATTTAAAACCTAATTTACTGATTCGCACACCTGCGAATTGTTGGAATACATTAACATCTGGATAGCCCTGTTCAATGGTTAATGACGGCATCGTATTGCCGATTTTAAATACGTGCTCGGACTTCTTATTTGGTGCTTGACCAGTTGTATTAGAGGTCGGTTGCCCAAATGCAGCTTTTAGCCAGTATCCGATGTCGATTACACCAACAGGTACGGTTAAACTACCGGACGTGTCGATGTTGCCACGGAATGGAGCTGCGGGATTACGATCGCCACGGATTACTGTGGAGTCGTTTAAATTTTGACTAGCTTTTACAGAACTAGAAATAATCGGAGTGATTACGCCACCTGTTGTTGGTGTTGTACCAAAGTCCGATTCAAACGCAATCGCCACATGGGACTGAGAGCCCTGTGCACGTTTAGCTGTTGCCATATGCATTTCCTCCTTTAATATTCAATATTCCCGCCGATTACATGCGGGATTTCTATAGTAGCTGTTAAACGTCCAGTAAACACCGGGCGCCAATTCATGCTATCAAGTTCATGATCAACGTCGATTACTGGGAACGCCGGATTCACCTTACAAATGCATTCGATGATTAACTGCCCTAGGTTATCTGATTCTAGCGTTCCATCATACCGAATAATATTCTTAATCCGAGTTGCACCTTTATGGACGATACCCCATACAATCATTAACGAATATGTGTAGGTATCAGCAAGCCCTTCGTTCTTATTACTCGGTAGTAATATGATGCAAGGGCAATCTTCTTCAAGCGGCGCTTCGACATCGTCATAGCCGACATACAGTTGCGCTGGCTTTCCGTATTTGTCATTGCAAAATTTAGTCAACGCCTCATCGTTCGCTAAGGCCTCAGCCCATCGTTCAACGATGCGCGACAGTGGAATTGTTTGTTGCATCAAATCACCTTACCTTGTAGTTACGTCGAGATGCTGATTCTGCAGCTGGACCATAAATGGCATAATCGCCTATCTTACCCTCAATATAAGGTTTAAGCTTAGGCTGTAACGCAGCTTTCATAGGACCGTATGTATGGCGTGCAGGAATTTTGAACATTGATTTGCCCTTCGGCAACGGTACTCCTGCAGCAAATAACTTACGTCGCATTGGTTCCGTAATCTGCTTAGTATACCCCTCTTCAATTCGTTCGCCCAATCGTTTTGCCGAATTGGATAACCAACCAACTCGAACGGATTGCTTCCCCTTGTCGTATTGATATCCGACTGCATTCGATAACTTACCTAGAGGACTGTAGCCGATTGTCCTGGGGCTAATGCCCATATCGAGTAAGGCATTTCGCGATTTAGAGCCCCAAGCCTCTCGTTCGGCTCGTCCGCCACTTTGGTATGCTTTGCGAAGTTTAGCACCAAATGCTGACTCAAATGCAGCACGTCGTGCCGGTGCCATGAAGTTAGGATACTTACGTCCGCCTGGTGCACCTGATCTGATGCCTTCTTTAATTTCCTTTTGCATCATCCAACCCGTGGATTTTAACGCTTTACGCATCCAGTCGGGCTTGGTTTCTGCAATGAAATTCAGATACGGCGTGGCTGTGTCTGTAATCGTAATAGGTTCATTACTCATTACGGTCTCACCGCCCTCACGTTATGGACAATTTCCAAACAATACATAGTACCGTCAAAGTTGGAAATGTGATCAACGTACCATTTCTCGCCATTGATATACACCTCGTCTTTTGATCGTGGTTCAGGAACATCCTTAGCACGCACCCAAATCTGAGCTTTATCAGCTAATGCTTTATCGACAAATCCGGAACCTTTGCCATCATATTCGCCAATCTCCACGCTAGCTTTGATAGCTTGGCCTTTGTAGGTAATTCGTTCACCAAATACAGAAAGCAGTGCATTAGGTCTATATCCTAATTTCATAGTGCCTTACCTCCTATGGAGTAGGCGGGCGTATGCCCGCCTTTACATTACTTTTCTATATTTGGCACAAGTGCGACTTCTAACACTGTAGTGCCTGGGCGCTTTTCTGTGATAGCTACACCTAATACTGGGTTAGTATCTGTTTTAGATGCTCGCTTTTGTGCTTTGTCAAAATACACATTATCACCTACTGCAAAAGAATCAGAAGCCAATGCCGCTACTTCAAAGCAACCTGTTACCTTAACTGCACCAACGGCATTAGGTGCGATATCTGTAATTGCAACGCCATGCATTTTGCCGATAGGGACAATGTCCCCTACGGCAATCGCTTCGGTTGTTGCATTCTTAAAGTCAATGCGGTCTAGTTCTTGAATGAATTTAGCCATATCAATTTACCTCCTAATGAGTTACTAATTATTTACCAGGGTTTTTGTACAAGCCGCGGAAGTCGAGAGCTGTTGCGTTACAATCGATTGCTACTTTGTACTCGATACCATCAACCTTGAATCCTGTTTGCGTTTCTAAGCGAGGTGTTTCAACACCGTTTAAATACGTCACTTCGATAGTTTGAACATCTGTAGGACGGGATGCCAAGTACCAAGCATGTGGATCCGTTAATGCCGCATCAACTACAATAGTGAATCGACCACTGAATGGGTTAACTGTATCATTGCTACGAGCAGGGTCTACCACAGATTTAACTACTTGATATGCTAATGCTTCGAGCTCAGGTGGAACAATCAAATATGTAGGTGAGATATTCAAATTGCGATTTTCACCAATATGTTTTTGACGACGCATAGCCGCTACGCCTGCAGCTAAAGATACAACACTTAACTCGGAGCCTGCAGTTGCCAAGTTCTTACGGTCTGCACTAAACAAGGCCTTTCCGTCTTCTAACACAGTATTGCCACTTAAAAGGTCATATACCATGTTATTGATTTTATTTTTTGCTGCACGACCGAATTTAGAAGAAATATCGTTAAATACACCCAAATCGTCATTAATAAGAGCTTGTCGAGTTAAGCTGAACGTACGTCCGAATGTCAATACACTAACATTCGTACCGGCTTCGCTCATTTGGGAATCCTTGAATTGTCCGCCCTCAGGGACAAGTTTCAATTCGGCTGCTTCGGAAAGCAAAATACGTTTTGCTGGTTTGAAGTCACGATTACTACCTTTCCCTGCCCAAGTTGCAAATGTAGATGGTGCTGTTTCATAACCTTGCATCAAGGCCTTGTTTGCTACATTAGACAACGCGATTGGGAAAGAGGATGTGGAGTTGATAGCTTCACGAGCTAATTCCAATCGATCGGAGTAATTAACAGTTAGACCTTCGCGAACTATAGACTCACGTGCTAATTCCATTAAGGACATAGAACGGAGTTCATCTGCACCTGGTGCAGGATTTGCGACTGGGATACCCACAGACATCATCAAAGCGTCCTGCATAGCCATGCGGAACTTATCAGAATCTGCTTCACCGACTTTAATGGATACTGGTTTATTGCGTTCACGTAACGCGTCCATTACAGCCTCGCGAACTTCAGCAACAGATTTGCCGGATTTGATAAATTCATCTACACCATCAACTTCGAAATCACGGCATAGACTTGTGATTGTGGATACACGTTCACGTTCTGCCGCAATCAATCTTTTAGCGTCATCCGCATTAAAACCTTTAACTCCGGACTCTGGTACTTCCGGTACTACTTGTGGCACGTTTTGCTCAGTGCCTTTTGCTTTTGCATCACCTTTCATAGGTTCCTCCTCATTATCATCTACACTTCTGCCTACCCCTACACTTGGATCTGCAGGGACGGACACAATACTAATTTCCAACGGTTCCCAGTCTGTGATTACATAACCCGGACCAGTAAACCGACCGTTGGAACTTTTAGAATCGGAATCAATTAATTCCTCGTATCGGCTTATGGAATACCCGACACTCACGCCCTGTAGCGTGCCTTTTAACACTTTTTGATAAATCTTTTCAGACTCATCGTCCTCGTCGAATTTAACAATCGCTTTGCCGCGATTGTCTTCAATCCACACATTCTCGATGTGTCCGACTACGGCATCACGGTCGTGATTGAATAACACTGTACCCAAACCATTATTAAAACGGTCTAGGTTAATGCATCCATCGTCATGACACAATATCTCTGTTCCGAACCATCTTTCATATGGCTCTTCAGAGGAGAAGGACAATTCAACGGTACGATCATCGTTCGCTTCGATATTTGTGATTTGCGCCTCTCGGGCATACTTACCTAAGAGCTGCCTTTTTGCAAATTTTCCCACTAGCTATCATCTCCTTTCATATCAGTGGCGTTATCATCCGCTAGATTCGTTATGTCCCCATTCATATCAAGGGCAACACCCAATTCCTTAATGCGGTCTTGTTCCAGCTTTCGCTGTTCAAGCACTTCTTCCCAGTCCTTACCTGATGCACTACATACATCCTCGAGCGTTGTGAGTCCTGCCTTAATGGCTTCCTTGTTAGCATTAACTTCCTTAACAGGGTCAATCCAAGACCAGCCTGGAGCTAACCACGCTACTTTCTTATAAAGTTTTGGGTTTGCTGCATAGTCATTGGCCGGGATAATTCCCTTTAGGTAGCATGCTTCAATGAAAGCCCGCCATACAGGCATACAAAAATGCTCAATTATAAAACGCTGCATCTGCTTGAATGATTGCTGGTCCTCCAGCATATTCTGCCGAGCTGCGGAGAAGTTACCACTAATGTTGCGCGTCACTATGTCCGCGCTTAGACCCATACCAGACGCTATGCGTCTTGTTTGGGTCGCTGAGTATTCTGATGCGGTTCCTGCATTTCGCTTAGGTTCCGCAAATGAAATTGATTCACCTGCACGTAGATGTTGGATAATCCCTGGCGCCATTGAACGAACTTTCTTGCCTTTACTGTCTATCTTATTTGCAACCATCGGGGCGGTCCCAGTATTACTTGTTACAAACGCGCCGAAACATGCGGCTACACGAGCCGCTATAAGGTCAGCATCCATATATTCATCTACGTCGTGAATACGCTTTAATACGAGGGCTAACATACTAACCCCGCGCAGTTCACTAGGTCTGCGAGGCTTATGTAACAGGAAAGCCCTATTACTTGGTAATCGTGCCTCATTAAATGACCGTATTCCTAATGGGTCTGTTTGGAATACGTGATATGCTATTGGTCTTCCGTATTTATTAACTTCCACTCCATTAACAATACTGTTGCCATTCTCGCTTACCGATACAGCTCCGATATTCTCGCCCTCGATAAGCTGTAATGATAGTGGTATATCTGCGCCTTCGGAGGTCATATTAACTAGGATTTCCCCGTCATAGACCATTCGGCGCAGAGCCATTTCTTGCAACTCGTAGAACGTAGATATTCCTCGGATATCCGCATTCTCTTTATCCACCCAATCTGACCAAGCCTCCTCAATTTTCTTGTTGAGCCTTTCATTTAGCTTTCCTGCTTTGGTCTTGATTTTGCACTGTGGCTTTATACCCGTACCTACTACATTCCGTAGTAACGCCAAAACGACACTCTCAGCAAGATCACTATTAAGTTCTGCTGCACGTGCACGACCTCGGATCAAATCACGTTGGCCTGATGCTACTTGTTCAGCTGTACCAAATACTGGCATCCAGTCGCCGCTTAATCGGTCTGTTGACGCCGCATCATATCCACGTTCAAGCGAACTACGGAAATATGCTCTACGGGCAGCTCGTTCTGGATTGAAATATGCTATTACCTTATCGAGTATGTTCATCGTCGCTCCCATGACACGTAGGATGTCGTGCTATTACCTTCCTCATCATCAACGCGAGACATTAACTCACGTTCACGGGCATATAATGTCGGCAAGTCATGCGTCTTAAATCGCTTACCACCTACAGACATCTCAGCGTATCCATTCGTCTCAATTTCCTCGATTATCGTTCGAATACGCTCCAAGTCTTCTCTTGCGCTCATGGTCTCACCTCCTTCTTAACTAAACCAACCTCGACTATCTGCATTAAAATCTTCAGCATCCGTATCTTCGTCCTCCTCATCGGTATCCAGATTATATTCGGGTAAATATTTAACACCTACCGAGTCCGCCACCATGGCGTTGTATACACACGTATCCAACAAGTGATTTGTTGGATGACTGGTTAATGGTTTCCATTGCACTGTAACTACTCCGGTCTTTACATTTCGGATTTCTTGCTTTTCCTCCGATCGAAGGTGCTCCGAATATTCCTCTGGGCAATCCTTAAATAAATGGATTGTGCCAGGCTCATTAGCCGGACGTACCATACGTGCAAATATAAAGTCCTTCCAGTAATCGGTATTCACTATGTACAGCTTCATACCGCCGATGACGCCCTTCTCGATGCTGCTCATCTTATATGGCGGAGCTAGAGGACTGTGTGATGAATCGCCTTTAACTGGCACGCATACTTCTGGGTACTGCGCACAGTACTGATATACGTCGTCTGCTCGGTAGCCACTATCGATACCAGCTCTCACAATCTTACGGGCCTCACCATACTCTGATGGATATTCTCTATCAATGAGTATCTCGGTTAAGTCTGACCAACTACTTGCTTGACCATAATCGACTAAGTAACTTGATACACCATGAGCGTAGGCTCTAACCTCCCACCAGAAATGATCTTGCTGCACATCGACAGATGCGATAAGTAGTGGCGCATGCTGTGGCACAATACCTCGAGGAACTTCCGATTGCGTAAACACGAGGTTCTGCGTGCTTTTAGTTTTTGCAGATTTCCACGGCTCCGCTAATCCAGAGTTGATAAAATTCATCAACTCACTTGGCTTATCCTTTGATTTAACAAACTCATATGCCACATCGCCAAAAGTAACCCATGGAGAGTAAAGGGATGACATATGATAGGCAACCGACCGGACAACTCGGACTTGTGATTCATTCACCGCACGCCATTCACCTTGCCGGAGCATATCCATCTTGTGCTTATCATCAATACGTTGCTTACAATGTTCGCACTCATAATATGCGGTATCACGTATCATATCCGCATTGCCATGGTGTTCCTCCGGCCATTTTATCTGTTTGAATTTGAGGGTCTGCGACACCCCGCAATGCGGACATGGCACGTAATACTGCTTACGTTCATTTGCGTCCATATATGACTGCCAAATATTGCCACTCTCAATCGTAGGAGTTGACACTCTTACAATTTTCTTATCAACGAATGTCTTAGTACGTTCCTCAGCCAGCTTAATCGGATTCGCTTCCTTACCGGAGAAAGCTGGGTACTTATCAATTTCATCGAAGAATAAGTACTTAATTGACCGACTTGACAAGCTACTTGGTGAGTTCGCTCCTACGAGCACCATATAGTTCCCGTTAACGAAATCTAACTCCAGCAGCTTACTACTTTCGTCATACATATCGGCAAGCGGCTCTACACTCCTAATCATTGGCTGCACACGTTTATCGCTAGCGAATTTCGCGATTGTATCTGTAGGGTAAACCATCATGACTGGTGATGCTGTTTGGTGTAACGCATATCCAATCATATTGAGCTCGGCTTCCGTCTTACCAATCTGCGCTCCGAAACATAACGAGATGCTTTCAATGAGAGGGTCTGTGAATTTGTCCATAGGCTCCTTGAGATAAGGTGTCCGTGCTGTACGCCAGCGCCCAGGTTCGGCAGATATATTAGTCAGTACCCTGTACTTATCTGCCCATTCTGAAACGGTGTATCTTTCAGGTGGCTTGAATGCATCTAATTCCTCAGGGAACCAGTCAACCTTTAGCCTTACCTTTTCCCGTGGCTTTGACTTTCGGCGTGTACTCGCCTTCGCGTGCGTAGCTTTCGAGGTATTCTTCGACAAGGCCATTCACCACCTTTTCTACACGAGCACGTTCCTCTGGATCCGTGAACTCACTTCCGATACGCTTACCTAATTTAGTAAACGACGTCTTTAATTCCAATACTCGATTAGCCCATGCCTGTGCCACATCGGCACGGGGGACATATTCGCCATTCAGCACATCCAACATTTTCTTTTCTCTTGCAGCCTTTGCTTCCTTATAATCAGCTTCGGCTTCTAGCTTACGAGTTGATGCAGATTTGCTTTTAGCGTTATCACCTTTTGCCTGCCCCAAATACACGAGGACTTCTCGGAGATTCCACCAACCTACAGAGGCTTTAGGCATCCCTGCTTTATGATGTCGAGAAATAATTTCCGGAGTGACCCGCAAGAGGTCACATAGTTGAGTGCTGGATACGAGCAGATTGCCTGCAGCATCAAATTTCACTCTCGGTTTTGTGTCCGCCATAGGTGTACTCCTTTCTAAATTCGTCTTTCTACATTCAACAGGAAAATTTTTCTCACAGAGAGAGGACCATCGCGCGGGGGCGACCAGCGGCCATTTTTCGCCCGCGGAGTACCTTTTCCAAATTTTTATTTTCTCAATTAGGAATTATCATTGATACTCAATAAGAAAAAGGGTAGACCTCAACTAAGTAAGGTCTACCCCGGGGCAGTGCAGCAGGCAGACATATTGTGCGGGCCAGACACTGCCTGCTATCTACTACATTTACATTATATTAAATTAAGAGTGTGCCATTCTATGCCATCTTTTCAAATTCAGCTATTGCTTTCTTGTGAAGTCTGTGAACTTGTCGCCACGAATACCCTAGTTCGACTGCTATCTGCTCCCATGGCAACGCATTAATGTATCTGAGATTCAGTACATCCCTGTATTGTCCGTCAGTTATTTGGTTGATGACTTGCTTGACCTTGTTTCGAGAATCAATCAATTCATCCCATTCTCTGTTCAGCTCCTCCCTACATTCTTGTAAGTGCTTACTGATTCGTGGCATAGCATCTCCCGATTCACATATCTGTATAGCTTCTGAATGTAAATCTCGGTTAATCGCACTTAGCTGAATCTCTAACGCACGCATTCGCTGCTCAGTATGGCGGACAGCTTGTAGTTCTTCATTAGCCATCATATGCGATAATCCCCATATTTACTGATAATCATCTGTGCTCGTAGTAATCCGTCAATGTATCCGCTTTCACGAATCCTATCATCTAGCATAGGTGATCTCAGTTGTCTATTACGGGCTCGTATGATGGCAAGACTTAAATCTGACTGTATGGCACCTACAATCACATCTGACCTGCTTCTACGCTTTTGCATCCTTTACCTCCATACGTTCGACAATATCCTCGATGGCTTCTACCATATCCGCTTTGCATTGTTCGACAGCAGTAAACATCTCCTCACACATGGCGTACGCATCATCACTCAGGTCATCATCCAATCTCTCGGCAACATTATCCTTGAGATTATCTACAACCTTAACTATATCCATGACAAGATGATACGTGTCATCTAGATAGTGCCCTTTGTTAATTAGTAGTCGCTCGACTTTTGTCATGCTCTTCCCTCTTTGCAATTTCCCGATTTAGATACCATCGGGCTTTTTTCAAATCCTTAATAGCATCGTCCTTATGACCAGCTCGGGATACATACTTCACTACATTGCCCAATCGATACCCTAGTTTCTTGTCTTCGATGTAATCGATAACCTCGATATCTCCTTGTGTATAATGGCTTGGGTGGTTTATATCATCGCATTGACTAATTATGCGATTAGGGGATTTATCTGCTATAACTTTCCCTATTGTTAATCCTGATTGATTCGATACCTTCTGTAATCGTTTTAGATTTTCGTTAGCTGCCAAACGTTTTAAAGTTTCATTAGCTGATAACTTAATAGGTGGCGGCGGGGGATTATTGGGTCTCTCATACAATCTACCTGGGGTCAGCCCCAATACAGCCGTGTATTTTCGATTATCAAGATATTTATCAACGATATCTATAACTTGAATAGTCGTGTAACTCACTATTACCACGATGGCCCCGATTAATCCTGCCATTATAAATTGATCCATATTAATCATCCTTTCTGTATTTATCAATTCTTGCTTTTAAACTTTGCAACACGTATTCCTGCGCCCGGTCCTTTTGCTCTAGTGCATCCATCATATCCTCGTCACGAGTTCCCTCACATATTAGATGGTGGATAATTACCTTCTCCATTTGACCTTGGCGATGTAGCCGCTTATTAGCTTGTTGATATAACTCAAGACTCCAGTTTAACCCGAACCATATTACGTGGTTCCCGCCGTCCTGTAAGTTAAGCCCGTATGCCGTACTAGCCGGATGTGCTAATAGAATATCAATCTCTCCAGCATTCCACGCTATCTCATCATCGGCACCTTTTAGTTCACAGACTCTTAATTTAGTCTTAGCTAATGCTGCTTTTAACCGTTCACAGTCATGCTTGAAGTTATAAAACACTAATGCAGGCTTTCCGTTTAACTGTTCTACAAGTTCCATAAAAGCCTCAATCTTACAGCCATGTATCTCGTGAACGTTCCTATCGCCATCATATACGGCGCCATTCGCTAACTGTTGTAGCTTTGTAGATAATGCTGCTGCACTCAAAGCTGTGATATCTTCGCCAGCTTCAATCAACTCTAATACAGATGTGCGTTCCATATCTTCGTAGGCTTTTTTGGATTTCGCATCTAACTGCACATATTTAATATCGTTGATTACTGGGGGTAACTCCAAATAGTCGCTAGCTTTCATGGATATGCATAACCCAGATATTGCCGCCATGATACTGTCATTTGAATCGGATTTAGGTTTATAGGAGTACACCATTTCGCGTGACCTCTGATCGGGCTCGAAATAGTAATCCCTAAATCCTGTGTACGTTTTACCTAACGACTCGCCGCGGTCTAATAAATACACTTGTGCCCATAAGTCGATTAACCCATTAGGGGCTGGCGTACCCGTTAACAACACCATGCGCTTGATGTGGTTATGCATATAGGCTAATGACTTAAAACGCTTAGCTGTGTGGTTTTTAAAGGAACTAGATTCATCCACAACCACCATGTCAAACGGCCATGCATTCTTGTAGTAATCAACTAACCACGTTACATTCTCGCGATTAATAATGTAGATATCGCCTGGTGTGTTTAAAGCCTTAATACGCTTTTTCAGGCTGCCTAATACAGTAGATATCCTTAATATACCTACACCGTCCCATTTTCGTGCTTCTCGTTGCCATGTAGCCTCCGCTACTTTCTTAGGCGCTATAATTAGCACTTTACGAATGGCGAATCGGGAATACTTCAATTCGTATATAGCGGATAACGTGATAATCGTTTTCCCTAACCCCATATCCAGGAATAACCCTATCTTATTTTGATTAACGGTCTTGTCGATACAATATCGCTGATACGCATGCGGAATAAACTGCATTACGCTTTCACCCCGAATTCTTCAGTGAATTGATCCAGATAACCAGCCACCGCATCTGCACCTTTTAACACAAATACTTTTTGCTGTAACTTTTGTAGTTCACGGGCTTGGACACCCTGCAACCGCGAAAGTACGCCTTTGGACGACTTCAACTCTACGAAATGAATAACGCCGTTCGGCCATATGACTATACGATCAGGCACACCGACATTACCAGGGGATACAAACTTATACGCTTTACCTCCCGAACGTTTGACGCCTGCAACTAATTTTCTCTCGATATCTTTTTCTAGCATTTCTCACCTCTGAAATTCTTAAACGTTAACATGTTTACATACGCGTATATGAGGGTTCAAATTAAGGCTGTAAAGGGTATATTTTTTCTTAAAACTCTTTGTTTTGATATTTACCAGTATATAATGTTAACATTGCTAACAAACATATATGAATATAGATAAATACTGACTTTATGCGTTAACAAGGTACGTTAACATTCTCCGAATTTGTTAACATTCTAATGTTAACAAAAATACTGAGAATGTTAACGCTTAATTGAGAATGTTAACACTAAAATTTCAGTTTTGACTCGTTGATTCTAAACCCTCTTTGATGCCCATATTCACCAAATCTCATTAACTGACTTCCGCCCAATGTATACGGGGAGTCCGCCAGTATTTGATTAATTTCCCTGGTCTCGATCTTCTTCATGCGACTTGGGTCGTTACCAAAACATTCCCACCATACCTCTGCCGCACAAATACGGTCACGATATACTAACTCTTGACCCTCGGCAGGTTTAGCATTCATGCTAAGATACGTCCTCCTGGCGCTCCGACTCATCACATTCCAATTTAAAGGCACTTTGATTAATAAAAACTCATTAATCAGTCCTGCTTTGGTATTTGATTCCATGTGCGCCTCTCTAGCCGCATCAGCCAGTTTTAGTACGTTCGGGTCATCCTCGATAATGAGGCTTTCCCCGCTTTTATACCGATACAAAGCCTCCGCCCATAACTGGTCTACTTCCCCTGGAAGATTAACGAATATATTCTTTCGCGGAGTCGTCATTTCAAGATCAATAGGCCAAAATCGGCGATTGCCTGTAATATCTTTTAGGAATTCATATTGATTCGTGCTACCAAAGAACACACACTGCCGTGGATACTCTTGCGTACGTCGGCCATATGCTTGACGAAATACATCTACTTGACGACTTAGAAATTGCTTAGATGCATTTTCTTCAGCCCTCGAATACCCAGCCATTTCACCGGCTTCTATAATCCATTTACCTTGAATACCTTCTGCGGCTTCTTTACCCTCAAAGGTATTTAAGCCGTCAGCGTACCACTTCTTGCCCATTGTGCGGATAAGAGTACTTTTACCAATACCCTGACCTCCAATAAGAATTGGCATCGTATCATACTTGCATCCAGGCTCAAACGCTCGCGCTACTGCCGCCGTAAATGACTTTCTAGCGGCTGCACGAGTATACACATTATCCTCAGCCCCTAAGTAGTCGATGAATATGGTATCTAATCTGGCAATACCATCCCAGGATAACCCGTTAAGGTAATCTAGTACTTCATTAAATCCATTTTGCTCAGCGCACATAATGAGGGCATCCATGATTTTATCTTTACCGGTGATATCATATTTATTTTCTAGGTACCACCGTAAGCCCGCATCATCTGCGTCTGTCCATATGCGGAGTCCTGGTGTTGGGTTCCATGGTAGGGCCCCTTTTGCCACGTATCTCGAACCAAATCTATCATAGGCAAGTCTACCGACAAGAGCTGGATCATGATGCATGATTTTAAGCATGTTATCTAGTGTGTTCTTAGGTCGACCATTCTCGTCGTACTTTAAAGTCGAACTTTTCATCCAATCGACGTTCGTTAACGCATTAGGGTCAAGGTCGGATGTCTCAGAGTGAGCCGATACGTCCGTGATAATATCTGCGAATACATTTGATGCTGACTCTCGGGCGCGGGCCATGTTGAGTTCATTAACGACTACCGTATCTTGCATAGCTAGTTTAGCCATAGCCATGTAAGATGGCAGCTTATGCCCAGGTGTCCCATCCTTAGCAGTCTCGTCTAAGCTGTGGAACTTATGCAGCCGGATAAGGTCAAAGGCATTAACCAATTGACCACTACACGGGTCAGTATTATGGTGACTGAACAAGAATGTATCGTCATCATATATAACTGCCCCGGCTACCGTTGAGCCAGTAACGAACGTTAAGCGGTCCTCGCTGCCATCAACATCGACATATGCATGAGGTATGAATTTATCAATCGCCTCACGAATACCGTATATTCGGCAAAAGGCACCTACGATACCTGGCTTTTCTCTCGGATCAGCTTGCTTTGCAAGTAGCTGCTTTTCATGCTGCGATGCTTCCTTACCTGGTACTTGTGGCCAAGAACGCACATCTCGCCAATCCGTGTATTGGCCGAGCATACCGTCAGCAGATAAGAATGCCTTATCACCTACATAATATACATACTGTGCATCATTCGGGCATGATGGCCAATACATAAGCCGAGAGGCCTCGAACGTAGTTCCATCCATCATACCAATGCCGATGAGCTCTGCCAGCTTACGAGCAATAGGCTCATACTCATCAGGTGTCATCGTTCTATCAGTCGGGACGATGACACGCAACCGTGGACGATGCACAGTGTGAGAACGCGTTGAGTAAATGGCATACGCCATTCCGAGACTGTCAATCGTGCGGGCGACGTTCTCAGTTTCCCCAGGCGATATGGCATCCATATCAAGAGTAATCAGATCACGCCCAGACACGTTAATAGCTTTACGTTGTAGACCGTTTAAAGTACCACCAACAAAGCCACCTATGTCCTTTAACTTGCTTTTCTCAGATTTTGGCAATCTGTGGTATTCGTCCACGGTTTCTGTTGTACGAACGGGGATTTTGAGGCGTTCACAAAACTCGGACCACAACATCTCCGTACGGGTCCATTGCTTTGATGTGCGACTCGCACCGATACTGATGGTAATCAGTTTATCGTTTTGCAAGTGTATCCCCTCCTAATCTTTCATATAATAGTCGTTAGTAAATCCTGCGGATGATAATAGCAGCCCGTCTGCCCAAGGTATGGCGATTGAGAATATAGCATTAACATCATCCAATGTAGATTCTGCATTCTCCTTGTTGACTTCAAGTACAGCTTCATCGTGAATGTGCATAATAATTTGGTATCCTACATCCGCCAATCGGCGCAGAGTCAAAGCTAAGCAATCACGAGCGACTGCTTGTGTGATGTTTTCGACTAATTTGCCTCCATAGGTACTTTCAGTAACCCATGCAGCATTTACCTTAGTCTTAAAATGTACAGCATCCTTACCGAATGCATTTTGCTTAATGCTTGGGCTAGGATAAAATAACTTACGTCCGCTAGGTAGTTCAATCGTCATATAACGGTAACCGTATAACGGATCAATTTCCAATCGAAACATAATGCCGTGGTCAAGACCTATAGGATTTCCGGTAGTAACGGTGTATACGGCTGCATTCTCGACGGCATACCACAAATCTCGTATTCTAGGCGACGCATTACGCCACAAATTTACGATTTCAGGTAATTCCTCCTCATGGAGTCCCATATCGAGAGCTCCCATAGCTTTTAATGCATTCACTCCGCCTTGATAGCCGAGTGCCAATTCAGCGACTTTACCTTTTTGTCTAAGGTGTCCATTTTCGCCATGTTTAACAACGGGAACACCAAACATAGATGATGCGGATGCACAGTATATGTCTCCGCCCTCAGCGAATACACGCTGCCGCCAATGTTCTCCCGATAACCATGCAATAACACGTGCCTCAATGGCCGAGAAGTCGGCCACACATAACGTATTTCCTTCTTCAGCAATAATTGATGTGCGAATTAATTGAGATAGCGTATCCGATACATCACCATATAGAAGTTCTAGCCCTTGACGGTTTTTGGTTTTAACAAGATGCCGAGCCGTGTCAAGGTTCTCGATGTAATTTCTCGGTAGGTTCTGCACCTGGATAAGACGACCCGCCCAGCGTCCGGTACGGTTGGCGCCATAGAATTGTAACGTTCCCCTGAGACGAAGATCAGCGCCCATAGCGCTATCAGTCATCGTATATTTAGATACGGATGACTTAGCTAGCTTTTTACGAATTGTAAGCACTTTTGCAGCAACGTCATCAGCATCCATCAGAGCATCAGCCACAGTGTCCTTAGTTAACTTTTCAAGACTGACATTAGTATTATTGTTTAGCCAATCAAGTAATTGATTCCGGCTGTTAGGGTTACTAAGTCCTGTGATTTGGTAAGCCTCATTCATCAACATTTCTCGATTTTCCTCATCAATGTATAAGGCACCCTCAACCAATTCATGGTCAATGCGTACACCTCTACTATTGATTTGGATATCAAGATACCAATCTTTCCACGTATCATCAGGTACGGGGAATGAGGCTAATCTGTGATAACATTCCATCTCAGTGATAACGTCCTGGCGGTTGTACTCGACAAAAGCATTCCATTTATCCATATCGTGTCTAGGTAGATTACGGGTACGGCCCCCATTACGCTTAGTAGGCTTGCATGGTGTACAAAAGTACTTGATAAGTGCTTTCCCTGACGTGTCCTTTTTCTTATCCTGAGGTAACCCCAGGGCCTTGCCGAGTAAGGCTAGGCCCATAGGATATCCTAGGTAGGCACCGTGAATCATCGTGCACTGCCACTGATCAACAGATGTGAGTAACCCTGCACGATTTAGACACGTAATTTCAAATTGTGCATTGTAAGCGTGCTTGATTACATCTGGGTTTAATAAATCACGAATTACACTGTCAGGAATTACTCCTCCCTGCGCTAAATCTACAACTTCAACAGGACCAAAGTCGTAGGAATACGCAAATAGTAATATGGCGAAATCAGGCGATTCAGTATATTTGTACACTCCGAATGAGATATCAGTCGATGAATATGTTTCTATATCAATACTTAGATGCCTCATATCAGGCACCTATTAGTAAGGTTGACCAGTTACAGGGTTAATGCCTACAGGAGCTTGCTGTACAGGTTGCTGAGGTGTCGTAGCATATGCCGGTTGTACATAACCCTGTTGAGCTGCTTGTTGTTGCACAGATTGACCAGCTGCTACTGGAGCACCGGTATAAACATTAGCTGCACTACCTTGAGGTGCACCAAATACAGAAGATGCAGCAACGGGCATGCTACCCAATGCTTCACCATCGCGTACCTTTTGAACAGGACCCAAACCGCATCCGATACCAGTGGATTGATTAGAATAGAAGAAGAATCGAACGAGCACATTGACATACATGCCGGAGTATACTTGTGTAGGATTTGTAAGAGGGTTACCTTGAAGATCTACTACTTCAACTTTATAATTAGCATCTTGTGCTGCTGTAAACACCCAATGGCCTTTACATTCAGGACCGAACTCCTTACCAGATTGTGTGTATCCATCGCCATCATGAATCGGCACTTTTGGCTGTGCTGGAACACGTGCGCCGAATTTAGTACGGGCTGATTGGATAGCAGCTTCGATAGCATTCATGAGAGCTTGGTATTGAGATACATCAGTTTTAGGTAATAGAATAGTAGCTGAATATCTAGGTTTAGCACCAGGCTGTGTGGAATTAGCCCAAGGTTCTAATAGATGGCAGTAGGATACGCGAACATTTTGCAATAATACTTCAGTTGGTTGTGGAACGAATGACATAATTAATTACCTCCATTATTATCATTAGATACATTAAATATTTGCGCCGCAGTAGGTTGATTGGTAATCCGAGGGCGCTTATCGGATTCCTCAACTAGGGTAGGCTTGCCTGCTTTCTTAACTATCATGTCGCCTACCATATCATTAAATTGGGTTTTACCGATGGTCTTTTCCATCTGTGCCAATGTTAATGTCTTGCGTTCATATAGAATGCTTTCATCGATGCCAGCTTTGATTAAAGTATCAATAGCAGCATCAGTGTCTTGAAAGGCTCGACTACCACGACCCTCTACAGCTTTCCAGCCCGGGACTGTCACCCCATTAAGAGATTCAGTGAGTGCGTAGTCTTTCATATCCTCGAGCCAAGCAGCGACGTCTTTCCCTCGACGAAGGTATTCACCGAGTTCTGTCATCGAGATAAGCCGAGGATCATGATTAGCAACTAGCGCACTGTGCAATGAATCGTTTGCCTCATATCGGGCTTTGCACTGTTGTTTCGCCCTGCAGAATCTGCACCAGTCGCCGGGTTCAAATTTACCATTGCCAGACATAGCCTCATCTGCACGAGGTTTGACGAATGTATTACCCCAATCCAGTAGTTCTGCCGTAGGGATTTCCCATTCGCTGATATTATTAACACGGGGCTGTACGATAGTCATTTTGACCGTATTGAACATATAGAGTAATCTATATGCATCAATCGCACCGAGGGCATATAGCATCATTTGCGGATTGTGTTCCGCATCAACGACTACCCCTTTTCCGTGCTTATAATCAACGATGTGCAAGGTGTCGCCGGATAGAATAATACAGTCAGCCGTGCCGAATCCATCGGGTACATAACGGCTAAAATCAACGCGTTTTTCAATGGCTACTACTGGAGTTGCCGTGCAACCTAACATAACACCTTTGACATATTCAAGGTATGTTTCCGAGGTATCGTCCATTTCTGGTTGCCACAACTCATCCTTTTTGATTTTGTTGAACTTGCGAGTGTATGTGGATTTCGCCATGGCCGTGGTATACTTCTGTAGTTTTAACTCACACAGTTCGTGTGCCAGGGTTCCTTCCCTTGCATACACAGATGTACTATCGGGAAAGTTCTCCTCTAGGAGAGGGGCGGCTGTACAATGCAGCCACCGGTGCGACCCCGATGCGTTTAATAATGCATGTGATCGAGGTGCCATTAGATTCTTGCCCCCAATCCTCTAATTGCATTTACTAATTCAGGGTATCTGTCCTCAGGTACTTCACCCAAGTATTGAACGCCAAATTGTGCCATTAATTGTTGCAATTCTACAGCTTTTCCTGCGTCAAGTAATGGTGCAAGCGCCGCTTGAATTTCAGGCAATGTATACTTTTTAACTTCTTGAGATACCGGAGCAGTAACAGGTGTTTGCACAGGTGCGGTAGCTGTTTGTACCGGTGCATCAGTGACTACGTTGACACTTGGTGCGGTAACGGCTACTTGAGTAGGAGTAACTTGTACAGAGGTATTAGATGTCACCATAGATACAGAGTCTGGTTGCATAGCTACTGTTGTAGTAGGTACACCTTGAATTGTAGCTTGCGGTGCAAGATTAGATACATCTATAGAAGGTGCCGCTACTGCAGATACTACTGTGTCGACTATGCCAGGGGCTTTATCATCCATTGCTCTATCACTATCTACAAAACTTTTGAATTGATTTAACACAGCTTTTAGCTGATTATATACATCTAGTACATTAACTCCTTGAACTTCAACTTTAATCATTCTTTAACTCCTCCTGAATATTAATAATTGATTGGTTGTAATACGATTCTTTTAACTCAAAACCTAAAGCCCTACGGCCCATACGAAGTGCCATAACTGGGACCGTACCAATACCAGCAAATGGATCAAGTACGATATCATTTGGATTACTCCACAATTCTATGCATCGAGCCACAGTATCTAGCTGCAGCGGGCAAATATGACGTTCGTCCTTATTGTCACGAGCTGCTTTGTAATTCAGCGTATGCGTTTGGCGGATATCGGCCCATACGGGATTAGCATATCGGCGCCATACTTGATGGCTATACATAGGCTCCGTATTGTATTTTTGCTTTTTATCAAACAAATCTGGATCGGGCGCAGGTCTTTCAATTCCTTTGATTCCCTCAGGTTCCTCTTGACCGAAAAACTGGGTAAACCCTTCCGGGTGTGCAATAGGTTCTGGATTGTCACCAGGTTTACGCAACGTCACGATGTAATCAGGCGCCCCCATTCTACACATGGCAGAATCTTTTACAATTTGTTTGTGCAAAAGCCCTAGAGCCTTTGTCCGAGTAGCCTCAATGAGAGGGTCTTTCCAAATCGTGACTCGAGAATGCATCACGAATCCAGCATCCTGAAAGGCTCGAATAATGTCACCAGGAAAGTCTTTCATTCCGATAACACCGTCCCTGGATTTCGTGAGTGGTAAATCCATACAATGAACTGATACTAATCGCCCAGGCATTATTACACGATGTAATTCAGTAATTAAATACTTGAAGTGCTGCCAAAACTCGCTATCAGTAGATGAGTTGCCCATATCCCTATCAGAATTAGAGTAAACATACAAGCTACTAAATGGAGGGCTAAATATAGAGTAATGAACGCTATCATCAGGTAGCCCTTTTAGCACTTCTACTGAGTCGCCGTTATAAATTGCAAATCGGGACTCAATTAACTGATTTAGCACGTTCACGTTGTAAGTCCTCCTTTGCTTTCTTATTTAGCGCTTGCAGCGTTGCGACTCCAGCAAGGGCGGCCATACCTTTATTCATGCCTGCATCAACAGCTAATTTAGTTAATTTGGCTGCTTTTAACTCATTGATGTGGATGACTCTTATGTTATGATCCTTAGCATAAGCTAATTCCAAGTTGCACCCGGTTGAGTTCTCCCAGCCGTTGCACATTATGATTGCGTCACAACCACTTAGAAGGTCAATGCACCAGCTTATGCCAGTATCATAATCGACCTTATCGTACAGATGCCCCAATATATGAATAGGTGATAGGAATATGTTATGCGTATCACTGCCAAAAGGTTCTTTTATTGGAAATACGCCCATATCGTCCTGCAGCCACTTTAATACGGAGTCAGCATTCTTTTTATTCTTAACCAATCCACCGAATGGATGGCTTACATAAATTTTAGTCATATAACAGCCCTCATTTCTGCCCAGTTAGGTAACACCATCGGCACACACGGATTGTATTCCGTTGATTCTCGTCTAGTTTTAGATAATTCAGTACGAACAGCGTCACGGGTTAACGCAATCATAGCGTCCCTCATTCTTATAGCATCCGCTTCCTTACGCTCGATGTTCGCCTTAACAGCGCCCTCCTTTTCAGAGATTACGATATAAGCATTCACCTCATGCTTCTGGCCAAATCGCCAGCATCGGCGAAGTGCCTGATAATACTGCTCGTAGCTATCAGATAGCCCAACAAATATCATATTGTGGCAGTTTTGCCAGTTCATTCCGAATCCAGCGATACTTGGTTTTGTCACCAAGCATTTTAGGAATCCAGAACCAAAACCTAACATCATACCCTGCTTTCGAGTTGCCTTATCACTACCTTTAACATCCTCTGCTAGATCAATCATTTCCTTCAGAGTGATTGATTCATCGTTAAGGTCACACCATACTAGCCATTGCTCATTAGATGCATTGACTAAATCAGCTGCTGCTCTACATCTTGATTCAAGAGATGCTTTGCGAGCTCTGCGGCGTTCCAGTAATGATAAAGTAGGGACATCTTCACCTGTTTTATCAACAACAATTTCATGCACATGTAACTCAGGTAACTCATATCCGTCATCGCCGTATCCCAGAGATGCTGGGTTATCTAGCACAACCGCCCATGATGCCATCCATTCCCAAAAGGTATTTTCTGCATGCCCTTTCAATCGCCATTTAGCGGTATCACTACCATCATGCGTGAAATACATGGATAACATCTCATTACGGCTCATGATGCCGAGGAACTCCGCATGATTGCCAAGTTCCATATAGTCATTCGGTGCAGGTGTTGCCGTACACGCTAGCCGATATGGCGTATTACTGAATCGATTAATCAAATCCGTACGCACTTTACCAGTGAATGATTTTAGGATACTCGATTCATCCAACACGACACCTATTAGATTGTCGGTGTTGAAGCGTCCCAATTTCTCATAATTTGTAATATTAACGCCTGGCACAATATCATCATCGGATTCGCATATAGTCACAGGAATATCGAAACGCTCACCCTCGGACTGTGTTTGAGCGGCCACAGCTAGTGGTGCTAATATGAGTACTGATCCACCTGTATGTAGATAAATCTCATACGCCCAGGACAGCTGCATTAAAGTTTTACCTAATCCACAATCCGCGAATATGGCAGCTTTACCTTTTGCCAAGGCCCATTTAACGATATCTCGTTGAAAGTCAAATAGATGTTTGTTTAGCATACCTGTATCTATATCAAATCCGTGAGATTCCGACATTTTAGACTTGGAGTTGATGAAAGCGTTATAATTCATCGACAGACGCCTTTACAGATTCATACTCAGTAAGTAACGCTGAGAATTCTGGATTATCTTTTGCAAGTAACCGATACATGGTCAAGCGCTCAGCGTTCTTAGCCTTTTGTTCGAGTTTCTTTTCGATATCCTCCAATTTAGCTCGATCACTTTCGCGTTTATCGCATTTAGAAGTATCGATAACTGCAATGACCTGTTTAACTACATTCCCTTTGAAACCTTGCATCCGAACAGTATCAAGGTCTTTTGCTTTTTTTAAAACTCGTGCAACGCCTAGTCCATTTCTTGATTTAACAACAACCCAATCACCAACACCAATGTTGTCGATTGGAACATTTGTATCGGATTCGTAATATCTAAACCAAAATTCATCTGGATTATGCATCGGTGTATTATTTTGCCAGTAATAATCACTGGTATCGTAAGTAACTAATAGGAATTCCATAATATGTCCTTTCTGTGGTATACTTTAATTGGATATTTTTCTAATTTGAGCTTGTTGATGTTACCGCATCATCAGGCTCATTTTTCATGCCCAAATCTTCACATTCATCAGGAATGCAGTAGTCTCGATTGGGACATTTGTTGCAGTCTCGCAATTTAATCACCACCTTTCAAAGCGCTTAAATCAAGCACCATCTCCGGCTGCCTATTTTCCCATGTGTAATAATCTAGGCCTGCTTCTCTTAACGCATCTGCAGCAGCACGTCCGGTTTGAGCTTCATCAATAATTCTGTAAGCGCTTTGTCTGGCGTTGCGTACTTTTGCTAGTCGTTCCACGAATGGCTTTAAGAGTTCACAAATAGCAGCCCATTCTTTTGGCGGCTTATGATAGCAACTTTTACATCGACTAATCATACGATCTATTAAAAATTCCGAAGCCGGCATACTATACAAAACGCTATCACCAAACCCTGCTCGCTTAATCTCTTTAGCCGCTTTCCGGGCTTCAGATAAAGCTTCTTCCAGACGTTTAAAAGCATCTAGCGACTTAATTTCTTTAGTCAATAAAGCTTCGTATTCTTCTTCAATTGCATCGGTTTTGTCAGAACTGACACGAGATACGAAGTCCCTTACCTTTTGTTTACATATATATGGTTTTGCCATTTTCTCTTTCTCCTTTTAGTTGTAATATGGATTACGGCAGTATTCGCCGCGTTTTCTTACTTCCGGGATGTAATATATAACATCCTCCTGCTCTTCGGCATCCATTACGGCTTTATCTTTGTAAAAGCCGTATAGGGATATAACCAGTCCGATTAACGATTGCAATATGAACTGTTCCCATCCAATTTGGTCGAGTTCTAAGGCTCCCATGGAACCTGCAACCAAAAACGTGCCAATTAACATATAACCCATAAATTGATCTCCTTTATAACATCATCATTGATAAAATAGATGCTACTGCTGCTGCAGCTAAGCTCAAATGCATTCCTGCGTCAATCCATGTCATGATTAATTCCTCCTAATGAATCCCAGCGGATTTAAATTCCGCATCAACTACTTTCACATCCCAACCTAGTGAATGGACAAGAAATGTTCTAAATCCCTCTTTATCGATGACAAAGCTTCGGGATTTCTTACCCGGCGACTGCCAGGCGTATGCGAACGGGAATCGGTCTCTTGCGATGCCCTCTCGGATAGCCGTTAGGCTAACACCAAGGACAGTCGACATTTGGGCGACTGAAATCACTTTTCTAATCATATGCACTGCCCCTTTCTTTACTTGATTTTAATTCAAGTCCCTGGTTAAAAAAATTTGGTCTACGGTACACCCAAAGTATGCAGCCACTGCTACAACTTTACTTATGGCCACGTTAGATATATCCTTTTCCCACGCTCCATAGGTTGGTAAAGATACGCCTAAATCAGCGGCTACTTGGGCTTGTGTAAGACCCTTTCTTGCCCTTAATTCAGCTAAATAAAATTTCTCGGGCAT